TGTTATCCAGGAATCATCTGGGAGGACATCAAGTCGGGGCGTCGTGAGCATCGCATAGTTGTCCCCAAGCACCGTTGCATTTTCGCGGTGTATAGGCAGCGCCCAGACATGTCCCTCCCGCAGATCGGCAGACTTTTCGGCATGGACCATACGTCAATCCTATTTGTTATCAAAAAACAATTGGCGGAGGCCGGCGACAAGGATGCGGCAAAATGGATTGCCGGGAAAAGGAAGCGGGCACGAGACTGGCATAGAGATCACCACCCGGTTAACGAGGGCAAATGAATGGCGGCACATTGGCATTGCATCCGACTGCGCCCGGGCGCGGCTCAGATATCCAGGCAGGATCGGCGCTTAACTAACATCGAGCTCAGCCTGAACAGGGAAGGCATAGAGCACTATATGCCGATGGAACGCAAAGAGCTGATGCACCATCGCACGAAGATATGGGAAGACAAGCGTTACCCGCTGATCCCAGGCTATGCATTCGTCGCCAACGTGACGAATTGGGCAAAGCTGAAAGATTGCGATTTTGTAGCTGGCGTCCTCGGCAATTCTGAGTCTCCAATTCCAATCCCTGCTTCCAGCATAGAGCTAATCCGTCAGGCAGAGACCGAGATCGAGCAGCGTCATCAGGGGTATAAGTGGGCTCGATTGCAGCGGGAGAGAGAGAAGGAAGAGCGCAAGCGGCACATTCCCCAGTCCAAAGCCCGTGTTCTCTATCCTGCCGGCTCTACGGTCGTTGTCGACAAGACCCATTTCCTTCTCGGAGGCTACAAGGGGAGGGTAGTGGACGCCACCGGCCGGCAGACAATCAAACTTATGATCGAAACACTGAACGGCATCGTGGCTGCTGAGCTGTCCATGGTGCATCTGGAGAGGGTGGCATAATGGGATATACTGAGCTGAGCGTTAAAAGAATTGGCAAATTGATAAAGGAAGATCCGCCAAAGCATTGGACCCATTGGGACGAGGTTAAGCGAGAGGCGGACACTGAACTGGCAAAGGCGGCAAAAAACTCTGATAAGCCACCGATTGATATCAACGATATCACTTGAATTTCAACGCAAATCAGCTATTATCCGCTCAACGATTTGGCCTGTTGCTGAGCGGATTGTCGCCGGGGCCGCGCGGACGAAAGAGCCGCACGTTTAAAAGCTCGCCCAAAATTCAGGTTTCATTTCCCTACCGAAGGGACGGGATTCCCAGCTAGCATACCTGCCCATGCAACAGCATTCACCGGGAATGGAGCCGGTCGGTAGGGGGTGAATTCGAGGCGAATGCCGGCGAGACTACATGGATTGATTGTCTCGCCATTCCTTGTCGCCTCAAAGAGATCTGGAAGACAGGGGAAAGAGCGGAAGACGCTGAAGGCCCTGCGGGAGTGGTGGACAGCACCTGAGACCGGAGAGACTTACACTCCGCCGCCTTCCAGAGCCAATATGCCGAAAGGCAAACGAGATCGAGAAGCCCGAAAGGGAATAGCTATAGCCTAGCGTTCGGCGCGACCCAAAATCTCGCCGCTTCGGAGCAAAGCAGGCCTTCTCGATACCCATTCCTCGCAAGAGGATAGAAGACAGATCGCATAGCTCAACAGGATAGAGCGGCCGGCTTCTACCCGGCAGGTTCAAGGTTCGACTCCTTGTGCGTTCGCCACCGTCCAGTAGCTCGGACACTTTCGTTTCATTGAAAACGACCGCCGCAGGGATTTACCAACCTTGCGGCGGTTTCCACAGCCCAGCTCCGGTAACTCGGAGGCTGGGCGTTTTGATTCCTCGGAGAGAGTGATGGCTGACAACCGCGTTTATCTGCCGGCTTGCATCGCTCTATGGGCTGCCATGCTGGCTCTTCCGCTGTTTGTCCTCCCATACCTATTCCATCGCGAATTTGGCTATCCTTTCGGTGGGTTGCTCCCATGACCACCATCCCCTACACCCAGCAAGAGCAGGACAAGGGCTGATGCCGTGGTATAGGTTCATTTTCACCAAGCGTTGCTGGGAAGGCACGACAGCCGCTGAATACGCGATGCTGTTTATGATCAGCTTCGCCTTTACCACTGGTCTATTGCTTGTCGCGCTTCCTTGGTTGCCGGGCGGCGTAGTTGCAAATGTCGCTCTATCGCTTTGGGGCGCTCATTTTGCGGCCGTTTTCATTGCCATGGTCTTCGCTGACTAACATGCGCCCCACTCTCATAACCGCTGCAAAGGCAATCTGGTGCAAGATTGCCCATCGCGATGCCTTTGGTTTCCAAAGCGCGGGTAAGACTGAATGGCTGTGTGTCGACTGCTGCCGCAAATGGACAACCGACGATGCGGTTGAAGCCGTTCGTAAAGACGAGATCCGCCGCACAATCCGATGCGCGCTCATATATGGCGCTATAGCAGGCATCGCTTTCTCCATATGGGCTGTTCATCAAGTGGTGTGGGGATAGCCGTAGAAAATTCATCCCGGCGTACGCGCCCTGAATAGAAATAATATTCTAACCAGCCGATCAGAAGGCACGGTAAATGAAAACAATCAGAGAAATTCAAAATGGCTCGCGGCGGGAAGCGTGAAGGCGCTGGCCGGCCTGCTGGTTCGCTCTCGCAAAAGACACGTGAGGTGGCGGAGAGAGCGGCAGTTGAAGGAATAACGCCTCTCGAATTCATGCTCAAGGTTTTGAGGGATGATGAAGAAAGCATGGACAAGAGAATGTGGGCTGCTGAGAAGGCAGCGCCATATGTCCACCCCAAGCTTTCGAATGTCGAGGTTGCCGGCGACCCTGACGCCCCTATCCGCCACAAGATAGAGTTTGCCATTGTCGACCCTAAGGGTTGAAGTTCCTCGCAAGCTCAAACCGCTCCTATATCCGAAGCGATACAAGGGGGCCTATGGTGGGCGAGGGGGAGCAAAGTCTCATTTCTTCGCGGAACAGATCATCCTCCGCTGCTATTCGCGATCGACGCGTGTCGTCTGCATTCGCGAAGTTCAGAATTCGATAAAGGATTCGGTCAAGCAGCTACTCGGAGACAAGATCAGCAAATTTGGTCTGGAAGCTGAGTTCGAAGTCCTCGAGACTGAGATCCGTGGCCCGAACGGCTCGGTCATCATCTTCAAGGGCATGCAGTCTTACAACGCTGCGAATATCAAGTCGCTCGAAGCTTATGACATTGCATGGGTAGAGGAAGCGCAGACGCTAAGCCAGGCGTCTCTTGATATGCTTCGGCCAACGATGCGCAAGGCCGGGTCCGAGCTGTGGTTCTCATGGAACCCGAGATACAAGACAGACCCGGTCGACGAGTTCTTTCGAAAGCGGCCGCCGGCCGACAGCGTATCGGTCCAGATTAATTGGGTGGATAACCCGTGGTTCAAGGACACGCCGCTCTATCAGGACATGCTCGACGATTTTGCGGCTGATCCTGACAAGGCAGAACATGTCTGGAACGGGGCATATGGCTCGGGTCAGGGCGCCATTCTCGCGCGTTATGTCAACAAGGCCGAACGAGAAGGCCGTATCAACGACAGTGTTGAGTTTGATCCGCACGGTGCGCCGGTCGAGATATCGAGCGATATCGGTTTTCGAGACACGGCGTGCTGGTGGTTCTGGCAGCGCAAGATCGGCGGTTTCTCGCTGTTCGATTATGACTTCGATCATGGCCTCGATGCAGATGACTGGATACCACGCCTTCAGGATAAACTGGTCGGTCTGGGGATACCGCTCGCCAAGCTTGGCAAGATCTGGTTGCCACCGGACGCGAAAGCCAAGACCTTCCAGAGCAAGCATTCCGCGATGGAGAAGTTTCTACGCGCTTTCCCCGGCAAGATCGTCATAAAGCCTGGTTCCAAGAAATCGGATCAGATCAGCGCGGCTCGCAGAATAATTGAGAGCTGCGAATTCAACAGAACGCGCTGCGAAAACGGGATCGATGGCCTGTCCGCCTGGGAATTCGAGTGGAACGAAGACAACCAGGTCTTTTCGCGTGAGCCAGTGCACAATTGGGCATCTCACCGTGGCGACAGTTATTCCTACGGCTGCGAGATCATGCAAGGGCTTCTTCCTGAGCCGGTTGAGAAGCCGAAGCCCGTCATGATGCAGGAAATGACCTTTTCACAAGCTCTCAAGCTTACCCCTCAGCGCAAGGAACGTATATGACAGACAGCGCTGAAGTCTACACTGACGACGAGACTGCGCCCCAGGAAGAGCAGAGCTATGATCTGGCGAAGGTCGGTCGCAAGTGGAAGGGCGAGTTGGAGCGCTATGCTCGCTATGCCGAGAAATACAAGACGCGTTGTGAGAAGATCGAGAAGCTTTACCTGCAGCAATCGTCGCAGGACACGTCCGATCGCAATTATGCCATGCTATGGGCGAATACGTCAGTTCTGCAGCCGGCCGTCTATGCCCGCGTTCCTCAGCCTGCCGTAGAGCGGCGTTTCAAGGACCCTGATCCTGTTGCGCGCGTCGGCTCGGAGATGGTCGAGCGCATCCTCACCTATCAGATGGAGCGCGGTGATCTCGACTCGCTGATGAAGCAGTGCAGGGATGATTATCTCCTGTTCGCTCGTGGCGTTGCCTGGATCCGGTATGAGGCCGATATCGAGTCCGTCGACATGGGCGTCGAGGTTTCGGAGACGATCGAGGAAGAACAGTCCGAAGCCACCTTGCCAGAAGAGCGCATCACAGGCGAACGCATCTGTGTCGATTACGTGCATTGGTCCGATTTTGCGCATTCTCCTGCTCGTGTCTGGAATGATGTGACGTGGGTGGCCCGTCGTGTCCCGATGACGGATGACGAGATCAAGAAGCGGTTTGGTGGGGAAGCATTCACCAAACTGAGCGCTGAGGTCATCGGAGCCCCCAAGGGCAAGACGACGGCTGAGCGCGCCCAGAGCGCCGGCAAGACCGGTATTTGGGAAATCTGGTGCAAGAGCGAGAATTATACCGTCTGGCTCGCGGATGGATCAGCGCAGGCGCTTGAAGTGTCGGAGCCGCCCTTGAAGCTGGAAGGCTTCTGGCCTTGCCCGCGTCCGGCATATGGAACGACCTCGACCGGATCGCTTATTCCTGTTCCTGATTATGTTTATTATCAGGGTCAGGTCGAGGAAATCGACGCACTGACCAAGCGCATTGCCAAGTTGACCGACCAACTGCGCCTCATGGGTTTCTATCCGGCTGGAGACGGTGATGTAAGCTCCGCGATTGAGCAGGCTTTGGCGCCGACCAATGATGAAATCATGGTTCCAATCCCGTCGTGGGCAGCTTTCGCCGACAAGGGAGGGGCCGGCGCGATTGTCTGGCTGCCGATCGATCAGGTTCAGAAGGTCATCGTTGCCTGCGTCGAAGCCAGAAAGCAGATGATCGAGGATGTTTACCAGATCACCGGCATTTCTGATATTGTTCGTGGTGATAGCGAGGCATCGGAAACCGCCACGGCGCAGCGCATCAAGAGCCAGTGGGGCTCTATCCGCATTCGTGATCGCCAGGCTGAAATTGCCCGCTTTGGCCGCGATATCATTCGTATGGCCGGTGAGGTGGTTTGCGATCTTTTCCAGCCGGAAACGATGATGGTCATGAGCGGTGTCAAGCTGATGACCTCGCAGCAGAAACAGCAGGTCCAGCTTCAGCAGCAGCAATACCAGATGATCGCTCAGCGGGCCCAGCAGATGGGTGTTCAGCCACCTCCACCCCCGCCGCCGGCTCCTCCCAAGGAGATGATGGACGACCCGGCGATCGATGATGTCGTGCAGATGTTGCGCAATGACAATATTCGCGGCTTCCGCATCGATATCGAGACAGATTCCACGATCGAGCCTGATGAGGATGCGGAAAAGAAGAACCGCATGGAATTCGCCAGCGTCATTGGCCAGTTCATCGCGCAGGCTGGACCGGTCGCGCAGGAAATGCCTATGCTCGTGCCTGTTCTGGGTGAGGTTCTTTTGTTCGTTGCCCGTGGCTTCAGGACAGGTCGGCAGTTGGAAAACTCACTGGAAGAGGCAATTGGCATGGTCAGCCAGGCGGCAACCGCTCCCAAGCCTCCACCGCAGCCATCACCAGATGAGCAGATCAAGCTTCAGACAACGCAGGTCAAGGCCAATGCCGAACAGCAGAAGGCAAAGCTCAGCGTTGTCCAAGCCGGCCTTGAGCATCGCCAAGCCATGCAGAAGCTGGCCAGCCAGCAATTAGTGGATAATCAGGCGCACCAGCAGGATATGGAGCGAATGGCTACGCAGCATCAGCAAGCGATGCAGCAGGCCAAGCAGCAGGGGTCGGATCAATGAGGCAACGTTTTTGCCGTGTCTGTAGCCAATGGCATAACCTTTCCGAAGCATGGCCGATCGCCTGCTATCCGGTAGTCGCCAACAACGTTCCCTACGTCATCAGCGACAATATCGAGATCCGGTCGATGCATGACGGCCAGATGTATACCTCCAAGTCCAAGCTTTACGGCGCCTATCGTGCTGCAGGCGTCGAGGTGATGGGCAACGACATGCCGCGTAACGAGCGACCGTCATCTCCGCGCGGTGACATCAGAAACGAACTGCGCCGCGTTTATTCCGAGTACAATTCCTAAACCGGGCATCAGCCCCCGCAAAAGGTAAAATCCCAACATGTCAGGACTGCAGAACGAGCTCGAAATCGAGCGCGAAGACGACGTCGTACCCTCTGAGCCACTAAGCCTGCGTGAGGAACTGGCAAAGGCAGCCGCATCTTTCGAGGAAAAGGACACAGCACCAAAGACCGACGACAAGCCGCGTGATGAAACCGGCAAGTTCGTCGCTGCCAAGCCAGCAGAGCAGAAGCAGGAAGCCCAACAGCTAGCGCCAGCAACGCAGCCGATCGGCCAGCCTGCCGCTGTTGTTCCAGTTGTCGAAGCTCCGAAGCCTCCGCCAGGCTGGGCACCGGAAGCCAAGGCAGATTTTGCCAATCTGCCGCCTCATGTGCAGGCAGCCATCGTCAAGCGGGAACAGGAAGTCGATAACGGCTTCAAGGTTCTGCAGGATTACAAGGGCCTCGACGAATTTACCCCGCTCATCAAACATGCCGGCACGACACACGCCGAGGTGATGCGCAAGGCGATCGATTGGGAGAAGTCGCTCAAGGCAGATCCAGTCAATACCGTCCTTCATGTCGCTCGCATTTCCGGCGTCGATATTGTCCGTCTCGCCCAGATGGTGCAGCAGAATCCGCAGGCAGCGCAGCAGATGCAGCAGCCGGCCCCACAGCCACAGATCAACGTCGAACAGACTGTGGAGCAAGTTCTACGCAAGAGGGATACTGAGACTCAAGTTCAGTCGTTCCTTGCCGACCCGAAGAATACGCATGCCGAGGCCGTGATTGACGACATGGTTGCCCTCATCAACGCAGGGCGAGCCAAGGATCTTCAATCCGCCTACGACATGGCTACCTGGATGCGCCCAGACATTCGCGAGCAGCTGATCAATCAGGCCGCCCCGCAGCAAGTCCAGCCCCCCAAGGCCCCTTCGACGGATCAAGCTCGAAAGGCCTCGAAATCCATCACAGGTTCGTCAGCCCCCGGTCCATCGAAGGACGCCGGAGCGACAGCCCCATCCTCAATTCGCGACGAGCTTAGGCAGGCTATGGCCGCAGCAGGCACGCGCGCATGATCAAAGGTGATCGATAATGGCAATCTCTCCGAATCTCTCGGAAATCGTCACGACCACGCTTCGCAACCGCAGCGGCGTGCTCGCAGACAACGTGACCAAGAACAACGCACTACTCGCCCGTCTCAAGGCAAGGGGCCGTGTCAAGCCCTTCTCCGGCGGTCGCACCATCGTCCAGGAACTCCAGTACCAGGAAAACAGCACGTTCAAGCGCTATTCCGGCTACGATCTCCTGAACATCCAGCCCTCTGACGTCATGACGGCGGCAGAATATGACATCAAGCAGGCTGCAGTCGCCGTTTCCATTTCCGGCCTCGAGCAGCTGCAGAACTCCGGCGAAGAAGTCGTCCTCGACCTCCTCGAAGGGCGCATCGAAAACGCCGAAATCACCCTGACGAACAACATCGCGCTCGATTGCTATTCCGATGGCACGGCAGATGGCGGCCGTCAGATCGGCGGTCTTCAGCTTCTCGTATCGACTGCTCCGACATCCGGCACAGTCGGCGGCATCAGCCGCTCCACCTGGGCTTTCTGGCGCAACCAGAAATTCTCCGGCACGACCGATGGCGGCGCTGCTACCTCGACCACGAATATCCAGTCGTACATGAACCGGCTGTATCTGGCGTGCTCGCGTGGCTCCGACAAGCCGGATCTGATCATCGCCGACAACAACTATTTCCGGCTCTACTGGGAATCGTTGCAGGCCATCCAGCGCATCACCTCGGCGGAAACCGGTATGGCGGGCTTCAGCTCCCTCCAGTACATGGGCTCCGATGTCGTATTCGACGGTGGTTTCGGCGGTGGCGCACCGGCCAACCAGATGTACTTCCTCAACACGAAGTATCTCCAGTTCCGGCCTCACCGGGACCGCAACTTCTCACCTATCGGTGACGACCGCATGAACCCGAACCAGGACGCGCTTGTGCGTCTCTGGGGCTTCGCCGGCAACATGGTTGTCTCCAACTCCTTCCTTCAGGGCGTTCTCACGGCCTAATTCCGAGAAAGGTTCAAAACCATGTCTATCGCAAAAATTCAGACAGCCAATTTCGGGGCAAATCCGTTCGCCATCGAAGGGCCGTTTGGCGCAACTGGTACCGGCATTCCGGCGCCTAACTTCACGCTTGGCTCCATCTCCTGGGGCGATAGCGAAGCAGAGTGGGTTTACGTCAAGCTAACTCTCTCCGGCACAACGACCATGCAGCCCGGTCTTTGGCTGCAATGGGATAAGGACTACAACGCGACGCTGCTCACCACGGCGACCGCTGTTGTAGGGCTGAACTGCGGTACCTGGGGTGGCCCGGTTGCTCCAACGCTCTCGGGTGGCCCAACTGCCACGCAGAGCCTTGCAGCCGGCGTCTATTACATCTGGGTGCAGCGCGCAGGCCAGGCGGCGGCTGTCGTCAGCACCGGCGTCACGGCCAGCATTCTCGTGGCCGAAACGACTGCGACTGCAGGACAGCTCAACGTTCCTGCGTCGGCAACCGCTACGACCAAGCAGATTACCCCTGTTTCGTTCGCTGCGGCAAACTTCACATTCACGGCAACGACCACGAACGGCTCGCCTGTCCTGACCGTCCTCAGCGGCGCCTCGAGCGGCTCCGGCCCGTTCCTCGGTGCTGCCGTCTCTGGTACCGGCATCCCCGGCTCCACGACGATCACCGGCATCACCTATTCACCATCCGGCACCGTCCAGAGCCTGACGATGAACAACAACGCCACCGCGAACGGCACCGGCATCACCATCACGGCTGTTGGCGTTCTCGAAGTCAGCCTGAAGTGGCCTTATATCGCGAAAGTGAATTAACATGGCCCTTTTCGCCGATATTTCAGCAAAGATCGCCGCCGACCGCGAGGCCGGCCGCGATGTCCCGACCATTCTGGAAGAATACCTGATGATGATTGCGTCGGCGATCGATCCTCAGCCAGAAGAACAGCCGGCCAAGGACGACCAGTCCCCCAGCCAGTCCTAACCTTCAAGGGGAGTTTCGGCTCCCCTTTTTCTCACCATCAACAGCGAGAACACAATGTCCGAATCCCCTGGAATTTTCGTCGAATTCTTCATCGAGCCCGTCCACATGACGTTCAAGTCACAGGAGGCAGGCCGTCCGATCTACGAGGATCGCGAATTCAAACGCATCACGATTGCCGGCGACCGCAATTCGCAGCCGGTCAGTGAAGTCACCGATTATGACCGCGAACGGTTCGCCGACGTTTACGCCCGCTTCAAGCGCGGCATGCTCGGTCGAGAACAGCAGACAGGTACGCCGCTCAAGGAATGGCCGCTGATGACGGCGAGCCAGATCAAGGAGCTGCACGGCCTCGATATCTACACCGTCGAAGCCCTTGCATCGCTCAGCGATACGCAGAAGCAGGCGCTTGGCATGGGCGCGCATAATCTCGTAGCCTCGGCCAAGGCATGGCTGGAGTCGTCCAAGGACGGCGCCGCTGCAGCCTTCTATGCTGCGAAAAATGAGAGCCTGATGAAGGAAGTCGAGGATCTCAAGCGCCAGATCGCCGAACTCGCCGCAAACCAGCAGGAAGAAAAGCGCGGTCCCGGCCGGCCTCCGAAGGCTGCGCGCGAAACCATGCTCGAAATCTAACAGGAAGTCCGCGCATAGGTATGGGGATAAAATATTGAGTCTCTTAACTATTTGCCAGAATGTATGCGCGGAACTGTCCATTCCGATCCCTGGGTTGGTTGCGGCCAATCCTGATCCGACGATCGCGCAGTTGAAATTGCTGTGCCAGCGCGCAGGGGACGAGCTCGCTCGAGACTATGATTGGTCCATCCTGCGTGTTCCGACATCCTTTACCTGCACAGGTGCCATTCCTGAGCCAAATCAGCCGCCCAGCGATTGGGAGCGGTTCGCCGATGCATCGAAAATCTGGAATAATTCGCGCCTCTGGCAATTGAATGGTCCGGTCGATGCCCAGACGTGGCAGCGGAACGTCATCATCAACACCAATCCGGTTCCGCAGATCTGGCGCATGATGGGTGGAAAGCTCGCCATTTACCCGAACGCGACTGGCGAGACAATTTCCTATGAATATGTCTCGAATGCCTGGATATTGGTCAATGGCACCGGCTCGACCTATGCCGCGACATGGGCAAACGACGCCGATACTTCCCGAATTTCCGAACGCCTTCTGGAATTATCGCTAATTTGGCGCTGGAAACGGTCGAAGGGACTGGATTACGCCGAGGAATTGGAGAATTTCGGCCGCGCCAAGGAGTCGGAAATCGGCTCGGATCGCGCTTCTGAAGCATTTTCGCTGTCAAAACCAAACCGAGGCAATATTCCCGATAATTATTGGC